TAGGACCACCAGGTACGGGTAAGACTACAACTTTGTTAAACAAAGTTGATGACTATCTAAAGCAAACTGATCCTGACAAGATAGGTTACTTTGCGTTTACACAAAAAGCTGCGCACGAAGCAAGAGACAGAGCAATTAAAAAATTTAATTTAACAGAAGATGATCTACCATATTTTAGAACACTACACTCATTAGCATTTAGAAAGTTAGGATTAAAAAAAGATCAGGTCATGCAATCAAGACACTACAAAGATCTAGGTAAGAAGTTAGGTTTTCCTGTAACATACGCTGACTATCAAGAAGACCAAGGTGGTATCTTTACATCAGATAGTGAATATCTACGAATCATACAACTAGCACAGCTACGTAACATTACACCAGAACAACAATTTGATTTAAACGAACACACACAGGACCTGGAGAGAGATCAACTTAGAACTATACACAACGAACTTAGACGCTACAAAAAAGAATATAACCTAATAGATTTTAATGACATGATTTTAGATTTTACAAAGTCAGATAAGTCACCAAAGTTTGATGTAGTATTTATAGATGAAGCACAAGATTTATCTTTGATGCAATGGGACATGACAAGATCTATTTGGAATAAAACAACAGATTCTTTTATTGCAGGTGATGATGACCAAGCAATATTTAGGTGGGCTGGTGCAGACGTAGATTCTTTTATAGCATTAGAAGGACAATATTTACCACTAACACAATCTTATAGAATACCCGCTAAAGTACACGGATTAGCAATGGGTATAATAAATAAAATTAGAAATAGAATAGATAAAACGTGGCAACCTAGAGTTAGTCAGGGGAACTTACATAAACATTTTGATATTGATAGCATAGATATGTCAACAGGTGATTGGCTAGTGTTAAGTAGAACTAGACAAATGTTAACAGATATAGAAGATTCTTTGTATAGACAAGGGTTGTATTACGAAAACAGATACAAACGAAATGGTGAAAAAGAATTACATCAAGCAGCTACATCATGGGAGCATTTAAGACAAGGACAATTAGTTTCGTATAAAGAAATAGAAAATATGATTAAGTTTATAGGACCTAGAAACTGGCATGCTAAAAAAATAAAAGGTATGGCNAAAGGATCTTTTTATGGAATAGATCAACTNGTAAAAGATTATGGTCTACAAGTTAAGACAGTTTGGTATGAAGCATTTGACATTGCAGGTCAAACTAAGGTAAATTACTTGCGTAAGATGAGAAAGAATGGCGAGAAACTAAACGAAAAACCTAGAATTGAACTATCTACCATACACGCAGCGAAAGGTGGAGAAGCAACTAACGTTGTACTGCTAACAGATCTTACAGAAAATACTATGCGAAGTTATGAAAGAAATCCTGATGACGAGAATAGATTATTTTATGTAGGTGCAACAAGAACAAAAGAAAACTTACATATAATAGAACCAAAAAAATATGAGAAAGGCTATTCACTATGACAAATAAAGATATGTTTAAATCAACAAACTACAATTCTTTAGAAGACCAGGTAGGCGGGAAACACTACCGTAAAATGAAAATTCAGCCCGCAGAATTTATAAATGAAAACAAATTACTTTTTGCAGAAGGCAACGCTATAAAATATATTTGTAGACATCAATCAAAAGGAAAAGCACAAGACATAAAAAAGGCAATACATTATTTAGAAATGATACTTGAAAGGGACTACGATGCAGATACCTCTATTTAAACCACAGACTGAGTGGCTACCACCAGAAAATTTTCCAGACTTATCCAAGTATGATGAGATTGCAATTGACTTAGAAACTAAAGACCCAGAACTAATGAAGATGGGATCAGGATCTGTAGTGGGTAAAGGTGATGTTGTAGGTATCGCTGTTGCTGTTACGGGTTGGTCTGGGTATTATCCTATTGCTCACGAAGGTGGTGGTAATATGAGTCGAGCAAAAGTATTAAAATGGTTTCAAGGTGTATTAGATACACCCGCAGATAAAATCTTTCACAACGCCATGTATGACGTGTGTTGGATTAGAGCGCTCAGTTTAAATGTTAACGGTAGAATAATTGACACGATGATTGCATCGGCCCTGGTTGATGAAAATCAAATGCGTTATGATTTAAACAGCTGTGCTAAAAGATATACCGGCAAAGGTAAAAATGAAAGTGATTTATACCAAGCTGCAAAAGATTGGGGTGTTGACGCCAAGGCAGAAATGTATAAACTACCTGCCATTTACGTAGGCGCATATGCAGAAGCAGACGCTGAGATTACATTACAGCTTTGGAAAGAACTTAAAAAAGAAATACTTCACCAAGATATACAATCTATTTTTGATATGGAGACCGAGTTGTTTCCTTGTCTTGTTGATATGCGTTTCCTAGGGGTGCGGGTAGACGTGACAGCAGCCAGTCAATTAAAAAAAGAACTAACCAAAAAAGAAGAATTATTATTACACCAAGTGAAAAAAGAAACAGGAATAGACACTCAGATATGGGCTGCCAGATCGATCGCTCAAGTCTTTGACAAATTGAAATTAGATTATGATAAAACTGAGAAAACATCTGCACCTTCCTTTACTAAAAATTTTTTACAGAATCACCCCCACCCACTGGTGAAACGAATTGCCCAAGCCCGTGAAATAAACAAGGCTCATACCACGTTTATTGATACCATATTAAAACATTCACATAAAGGTAGAATACATGCTGATATTAATCAACTTAGATCAGATAATGGCGGAACTGTGACAGGCAGATTCAGTTATTCAAACCCAAATTTACAGCAAATTCCAGCTAGGAACAAGGACCTCGGACCTTTAATCAGGGCCTTATTTGTGCCCGAGGAGGGCCATACATGGGGTTGTTTTGACTATTCTCAACAAGAGCCTAGGCTGGTAGTGCATTATGCAGCTTTACAGAATCTCTATGGAGTGGACGATGTATTGGAAGCGTACCGTGAGGGGGACGCTGATTTTCATACGATCGTTGCTGATATGGCAGAGATCCCTAGATCACAGGCTAAGACCATAAATCTTGGCCTGTTCTATGGTATGGGTAAAAATAAATTACAAGCAGAACTTGGTGTATCTAAAGATGTATCGGATAGTTTGTTTAGACAATACCACAACCGAGTACCATTTGTTAAACAATTGATGGACAATGTTATGCAACGTGCACAAGAGTCCGGTAAGATTAGAACTTTACTTGGAAGACTTTGCAGGTTTCATTTATGGGAACCTAATCAATTTGGTATTCATAAAGCATTACCACACGATGCAGCGCTCTTGGAACACGGACCAGGGATCAAGCGTGCGTACACATACAAAGCACTCAATAAATTAATTCAAGGATCAGCAGCTGACATGACAAAGAAAGCAATGATAGAACTGCACAAACAAGGTATTGTACCACATATACAAGTACATGATGAACTTGATATATCTGTTGAAAGTCCTGAGCATGCACAAAAAATAAAAGATATTATGGAAAATGCTGTTGACTTAGAAGTACCTAACAAGGTAGATTATGAATCAGGTCCTAATTGGGGCGAAATAAAATAAAATTATGGCTTATTTAAATGCTGACATTCCACCAATTTATTGTAAGATAAGAAAGGAGTATTTATATGACTTGGAAAAACATCAAGGAGAATCTGTCGATTGCTGCATCTTTAGTGTGGTCTCTATTACAGACAGGGCTCTCTTATTTAATATCATGCTACCGAATGGTGCATGCTTTTGGCGTCTACCTATCTCAGCGTTCTTTCAAGAAAAATTTGAAAGAAGCGAAGTCGTGGATATGCCAATCGACCAATTACAAATATGGAATAGCTTTAGTTATTATCCTAGCGTTCATTGTTTTAGTTTTTTAAGAGGTAAACGAGGAAAATATTTTGGAAAGGATAAAATAAATTATCCTTTTGAGTATTTATTTACTATTGACTGGGCTCATCCAGATAGTAATATACTCGACACAGAGCATTCTGAAATTCCCGCAGAGCACAAATGTGCTCACATACTTGCCTTAGATAATGGCAATTATGCTGCGCAACCAAACAATCGTATCTTATGGGATGCGCCAAACTACACCACAGATAGAGAAGTACCGGACTACACAGTTCAAACTACTAGATGGAATGTAGAAAACAAGGATTGGTTGACTGAAGATAGTAAGAAAATGTTCTACAAAATTGAAGAAAAAAAATGAGGATAAATTATGGAGATAGCCAGGATGGATTACAGATTTACAGCTGTGTTGATTATATTGCTATGTTTATTAGCTATCTTTGGAGGTCCAAGTGGATATTAAACGTAAGTTATCATTATTTTTTCACAAGTTATCACTAGCGTGGTTATCTTGTATGATCTTTATGGTACAAGGTAATTTATTACAATTGACAGCAAAACATGCATTGATCGCTACAAGAACGGGTGTAATTACCGGTTCATTAGTTGTGCTTATGTCTTTTATACCCTGGAAATTTCATTACAAATTACCTATACTTATGTTTATAGGCTGTTTTACTGCAGATATATTATCACATCCAACACACTTTGGTCCTGCGTGGGGTGAAGCTGCGTGTACTGCATTATTGGCAGCAGTGTTTTCATATGTTATAACGTTATCTCCTGCGGGAAAAAAATTAGAGGAGTATTTAGGTGGCAAATAAACCATTAGATATTGGAGACGAAGCAAGAGTACAGATGCCTATGAAGACGGT